TATTTGGGCTTGGAATAAATATTCCTTGACTTGGTTGCAGTTTTCCTAGTATTAAATTCCCACTAGATATATTTCCACCTGTTACTGTCAATGTAAGTGTACTAGCATTTACTGTAGTACCTAAATTTCCAGTAGATGCCGCATCAAAATCAAATCCAGTATTTTTTATCCAAACACCATCAGTTCCAGCGATTACTGTAATAGCTCCAGCGTTGCTAGTTAAATGAGTGCATACTCCTGCAGCCCAAGCTGATATATTATCTGCTCCTGGAGTCCCATTACCTGACCATGTACTATCTGATTTAGAAGCATTTAAACTTCTTCCAACTTCTGAATCAATAGCTTCTTGAATAACTCCTTCAAATGCATTATCAATTTGTATTGGGGTTACACTTACTGAATAATCTATTCTACCTGCCATAATTTTTCCCTTTTATTTCACTGCAAAAGAAGTAGATTGAACCATATAAATCTTATTCTTATTGCTTTCGTTTTCTGAAACTTTTTTATTAAAATGCCTCATATAATATTCTTTTCTTTCTATGTCTCCTTCTCTTTCTGCAAAAGAAGCTCTTAAATAATCAACAACTGCTAAAGAAAGAAGTCTATTCAAATTAACATGACTTAATTCTGTAGGTGAAGGTACGCCAACAGCTAATTGGCTAATAGTAATCATTTCACCTTTTGTTTCTGTTGTAAAGTTTCCAACTTTAGTTAAAGAATTTGCAGTTGCACCTGAAAGAGAATATTCTCCATCGTTATTAGAAGAGCCTTGAATTCTTATTTTGTCACCTAAAGCAAATGAACCAAATCCTCCTACATTTACTTCTTGATTACTTGCATTTGTAGTTTGTTCTAATATAGTAGTATTTAGAAAAGAAATATTTTTAGATTGAATTCTAAGATTTGATATTTCTTTATCTTCTACAACAAAAGGATTTACAATAGCAGTGTATTCAATTCTTAAGCCATCTACTATGTCTTCATCAGGATATGATATACCTGAAGTACCACCGCTATTAGGGGCAATTGTTTTATGATTATAATAATCATGAATAGTTCCATTTACACTAGAAGTAATTCTATATATTTCAACAACTTTTCCTTGATGTAAAAATGCAAATGCTTTATTTGTTTGATAACTCATTACGGATTTGTGTCCTCTACTACATTTGGTCTTCTATTTAATCTTTTAATTTTTTTATATTTATTATCATCTGAAGTATCTAATATGCTAATACTTTCAAGAGCAATCATATCAGAAGGCAAATAATATTCTTTAGTATTTTTTACAAGGTTTTGTTTTGATACTTTAGTAACTATTTCAGTAGAAGATTGAATTTTAGCTATTGCGTCTTCAATAAAAGCAATAGAAAGATTAGTATCTCTTACGTTAGCTCTTTCCATTATTTCAAGTATAGTCATTATGTTGAAGCTCCTTGTTCTGCTCTTTGGCTAGATTGTTGTTGTTCAGGAGCAGCTACTGAACCTGTGATTGCACTTAATTCATTAATGGCTCTTTGATAATACATTCCACTTGTTTGTAATGAAGCTTGACTTTTTTGAGTATAAGCTTGAGCTGCTTGCATATCTAAAGTGAATTGTTGAATTTGTTTTTGTAAATCAGCAGTAGCTTTTGCTACATCTGCTTGACTTCTAGAAACATCAGCTCCGATTCTTTGAACTTCCGATTGAACTTCAGCTTGATATATTTGTAAACCAGCTTGAAATACTTGAACAGCTTTACTTAAATCTGCTTGCCATTTTACAAGAGAAGATTCTATTCTAGTCTTTTCTTTTGTTAGCTCAGCATTATAACTAGTGATATCTATACTAGTCCTTGCTCCTTCTTTTGCAATGTCAGCTTGATATTCAGAAATATCTGATTGAAAAATAGCAACTTGCTTAGCTATATCTGCCTGATACTTAGCTAACTCAGAGCTTACTCTAGTTGATTCTGATTGAACTTTAGATGAGTAATTACTAACATCGTTTTGATATTTAGATAATTTTTGACTTACATCTGTAGAATATCCTTCTAGTTTAGTTTTCTCTTTTGCTAATATAGCTTGTGCTCTAGTTAGTTCAGTATTAGCTACTCCAATAGTAGCTGCGGTCATTTCAGAATCTTCATCAGCCAACCATCCTTCAGCTGTTGTTGTATAAGCTCCTCCTGAAACATCATCTACTAAAGTCTGAGCTTTATTTAATGCGTCACTTACTGAAGCTACATCTACATTATGAGATAATTCATTTGGAGAAACAATAACAGTAGGAGGAATAAAAGCAGATGGTAAAGGAGAAGCAATTCCATTTATAGTAGGAAGAGCCTTAGCTAAGCTTAAACCACTTGGCAATGCTTTAGTTATTGAAAAGTCGTTAGGTAATCCTGTAGTAAAAGCGAATGAAGTTAAAGGTTTAGTAATATTAACTCCACTAGGTATAAATACTGTAGTGTCTAAATTTAATGTGCCATTTGCTACTCCATCTATTTGAACTTTACATAAATCTCTATAAACTGAAGATAGTCTAAAATGGTCTAAAGAAGCAGCATAGAATAAAACTATGTTTTCATATTCTGCAAGAATCCAACTATCAGTATTCTCATCTACTATTGGAGGAGCTGAATAAACAATAACTCCTTTATCTCCTGCGCCTGCACTAACTGTAGTAGAAGAACTTGCACCTAATTCAATATAAGACTCAGGATTAGTTCCTGATTGATTGTTGTAATCAGGGTCAGGCTTAATATATATTTTACCTGACAATTTATAAAATTTAGGAAACATTTTTGTAGCCTTAAGCAAACTACTAGCCTCATCAAATATATGAATATTTTTATCAGGTGCTTCTACACAAATACGTTTTTTACCACTATCAAATCTATAAACTGCTAAAACTTTATCAAAAGCAATAGATGAACCTTCTCCTATTTCACTAACTCCTGCATCGCTAAAGCCATTAATTTCAGTTTCAGATGCAATAGTCCATAAAAATTTTTCAGGTAAAGCTGATAATAAAAACTTTGAACCTGCATTTATATAAGGAACTAAATTTCTAGATTTAGATTTATTCCCTGTAATATTATTAACTTTTTCCCAAATTTTCATTTAAATCTTTCATGTACAATATAGGGGGAAACAAAGTTCCCCCCGCATGTATTTGATTATTGGTTTATGATAACGCAACACTACCGACATTTACCAAAATTGTCCCATCACCTGCACTGTCGAACATTACGACAATACATTCATCAGGGGCATTTAAGGTAACTACAGTAGCACTACCGTTCCAAGTTCCACCAGTAAGAGTTACTGTATGAGCAGCAGTACCAGAGGCACTAGTGTTTTTTACAGAAACAATTTGTCCAGCATAATCAGCGCCACTCATGGCACTTATAGCAACTACAGAAGTTGAGCTTAATTGAATATGTCTCACCTTCCCACTATCACTACCCATAGCAGCTGTAGCAGTGTATGTTTTTAAAAACACATCTACATCAGATAGTATTGCTACTTCAGTATCAGCTTTATTTTGTCCGTACATTGGATTAGCCATTATTCATTACTCCTTTTTAAGTAGTCCAGATAGCATGGGCTTCGGGCATATGTATCTCGAGTCCTGCTTCTGTTTGGATTAAGTCGACTCTACGGTCAACGCCACTATTTTCAAGAGTTTGAACACCAACGTAGACTGATGTGTCACGATTTTGTCCGTTACCAACTAGAGGTCGGTAAGCACAATATCTCATATTTACACCCATTAAACCAATATTGGTACCGTCAAGGTGAATATTTCTAGCAACATTCATATCTCCATAAGGAGTAGAAATTGTTGAAATATCAACACCAAAGACTTTCTTTTTACCAATCATGGACATGTCAGCACGAGCTAGTGAATTTGCACCGCCAGTAGCAGTTTGAGTTGCACCAGCAACGTAAGGCTGAGCTTGACCAAGATTATTAGCAAAGTAACCACTTAGCTTATGTAACCAGTTGTAAACAGCTGTGCTACAAAAGAAAACAGTTGCGTTTGCATTGTTGTATCTTGGGTCTAAGTAAGCACTCATATCATCAAGAAAATCGTCTTGAGTCTTAGTTGCAGTTGGTAAAGTAAATTGATTACCAAATCCACTAATGTAGTTAACAACACCATCAGTATACCAAGCATCATCTGCCGTACTTGCTGTGCCATTAAATAACAATGATTGCTCAATGTCATATTTGTGTTCAATTAGCTTTTCTTTCCATACTCTTGCCCATTCGCTAGAATCATGCTTAAGAACAGTTGCTCTTGCAGTATTATCCATAGCCATTGCAGTCTTCCAAATCTGAGTGTTACCAAAACCAGTTTTAAATGGTTGGTCTTTCCACCCTTCAGGAAAACCTGAACCTTGTGAGTGAGCTGTACCGATAACGTAAGAACGTTTAACGGCTAGAGCTTCTTGAGATTGATTACCAATTCCTGTATCTTCACTATCTTTATAAGTGATATGAAGAGTAGATGGAGTTCTAATTACTGCACCAGTTAATTCTACAGCATTTGCACCTACAGTTGCATCTATTACTTTGTCTACTCTGAAGACATAATAGTCTACTGCAGCTTCAGCACCAATTGCACTTGCACCTGTTGGTATTTTTATTAGTTGTCCAGGAACAAAAAAAGCAGGTTTCGTACCCGCTGCTCCAATTGTGATAGCAGTTGCACCATACACAGAACCTTCGTTCCCTGCATTTTTGTAATCTCCTACCATTGTTACTTTAGTTGTTGCTGCGGTCATTGCACCATCACGAGCTGGAGCAACTCCAGTTGAACTTCCACCATATATATAAGCATAACGCTTATGAAATGATGGTCTACGCTCAGTATATTTGAACTGAGGGTCGTCACATGGTTTTTTAGAAAGTTTAGAGACTAAACGGAAGAAGGGGTCTTGTGCTATTGCTAACTCAGATACTTTACTCCCGAAGTTGTACTTCCTTCTAAGGTCACCAGTTGACAGAGCACTATTATCATCAGCGACTCCTAAGCCGCTTAGATTAAATAAATCAGCCATTTGATTTTTCCTTTAATTAGGGTTAATGCAGATGGCTAACAAACTAATTCATTTAGTTGCTAACCAAATGCGTTTTCGAGGTCTTTGTCAATACCCATTATAGTGTCAAAAATTTGACTTTCTTCTGAAGTTTCTACTTTTGCTGAACCTTGTGTAGCTAATGACCTTGGTCGTTGTTGAGTCTGTCTTACTTGATTATTAGATTTTTCACTAGAACTTCTAGTAATATTTTCTCCACGACTACCACGATTTTTTAAATAATAAATATCATCTAATGATAATTTTTGATTATCTGCAAATTGTTTAAATTCACTCCACTCAGAATCATTCATATTATGCTTTGTTTTAAAATCTCCTACTTGCTTTTCAAGATTAAATTCTTGCTTTTGCTTTGTAAGTTCATTTGTAAGCCTTCTTTGAACAACTCCATCTATTGTAGCTGTTAAAACTCTTGCCGAATCGCTATTAGGGTCGCTAACTGCTTCGTCAGGGTCAAAAATAAAATCTTCTCCGAGTTTCATTTTATCTACCATACTTTCTGGGGCTTGACCACCACCCTCAAAATAGTCTTTCACATGAGTAACTAATTTGGGGTCTTTACGCATTTCGTCAAGTACAGGCATATAAGGTTCAAGTTCTTGCAAACGTTGGTTAAGACGTTTACCTTCTGCACTTGAATCTGAGTACCTTTTTTTAAGAGTCTCAACATCCTCTGTCTGAGCTTCGCTAACAATTTGTTCCTCTTCTATATTACTAGGTTGAGGAGCGTTTTGTGAAGTTTCATTTGCATCGGCATTATCAATAATTCCGCCATTTACTGATTGTTCTAAATCAGCAAAAAAATCAGAACTTTCTTCGGAGATAAAACTTTCAGGGGCAGAATTTAAATCTTCTGCGTTGCTTACTTGTGCTTCTTCCATTATTTAATAGCCTTTTTTTAGTTTTGTAATTTATTTCTCTTCTTTGTTGTCTTGCAAGTTGTTTTTCATTTCATTATCCAAGATTTTTCTATAAAATTTTTGCTGAGCTTCTGTTTCTAAAACGTCTTTTTTCGTTTCCATTGAACCAGTGTCAACATTATGTCTTATACCTGCTTGGACTAGTTGCCTACTAAGAGTTTCAACTGTACCACTTTTTTCTTTTAGTTGCTCCTCCATTTGCTGAACTTGTTGTTGTAATTGAGAATACATTGATTTTCTTTCAATTATATTTTCTTTACCTCTAACATCTGTCTCAGCTAACATTGCAATATCGTCTATAAGTCCTGCCTGATACCATCTAAAATATTCTTCTAATAAAGCCCATCTATTTATAGGCATTGATGCACCTGCAACGATTCTAATATCGAATCTAGCACTAGAATAATCAGACCACTTATTTATTTCTTCTCCATAATCATTATAGATAGGAATATTAATTCTTGTTTCTTTCTCAGAATAACCACCACCTGCATTAGGTTGAACTATTCTAAATACTTTATCAATTTTATAATGGCTTTGAGATAAATCTTTAAATACAAGACCAACATGCTCAAGACATGGTTCTAGTATGCTATTCATCCAAGCTTTAATTCTTCTTGTACCAAATTCATCGTTTGCAAGTAATCCTCTATATGTATCAGTTTGTTGTTGAGCAAATCCCATCATAGAACTTGGAATACCTGCTATGTACTCCATATCTGCTTTACCTTCTTGCGTAATTGTATAAAAAGCATTATTTATAGAAGCAGGTAAAATAGGAGTTGGAGGATTAAAGCCTTGTCTATATTTAAGTAAAGCACCAGGAGCAGAAGAATATTGTTCCCATTCATCTTCAGGAACAGAACCTTCTTCATACATCCATCTAAGGTTAGATGCTAAGTTGGCATTATGAACCATAACTTGATGAGCTTTGTTAATCTCTTGTTGTTTACCAATCATAGGAGATACTGCTGACATTGGAAATGGAGTGCCTGTATATAAATAAGGTACAGGTATAATTGGATATTCTGACAATGGCAATATATATTCATATAAAGTAATGTCACTACCTATTGTACAAGTAACTTTTATTCTACTTTCAAAATAATCACTTGACTCTACAATAGTATCTACTATATCATCGTTTTGAATTAATATATCGTACTCTTCTTTACTTACAACTTTTTCTTCTACTCTATTTAATTCTTCTTGTAAAGAATATTCAATTTCAGCTGTTTTTTGTTGGATACCAGTCTTTAAACTATCTTCTGCTTTTTTTATTTCTAGCTGAGCTCTTTCTTCTATAACTTCACCAGCTTCATAAGCTTTTGTTATTTGAAGAATTTGTTCTTTAGTAGAAACAGCTATTTCGTCTTTAAATGATTGAAGCTTTTTTTGAGAAATTTCTTTTACTTGTTCAATTTGCTCAGCAGTTGGGAACATTTTAATTACAAGATTTACATAAGGAACTCTTACTTTTTCATAACATTCGTGATAAGCTAATATATCATCACTATCTCCATCAGGAGAAACAGTTGTCATTATATCTTCAGGGATTATAGCTTGAGACTCAGCTCTATCTGCTTGAGAATAAGAACTAGTACTTCCCTGCTCACTTGCTTTTTGTATTTTTCTAGCATGTTCAGGAAACATTGTTTTTAATTGCTCTCTAGCTAATGTTTTTCTAATAATAACAAAAGAAGCATCTCTTAGTAAAAAATCTCTACTCATTGGGTCAGGATAAACATCGTAAGGGTCTATTTTCTTAAATACAACATCACCTTTTCCATTATCTAAATCTGTGTCAATATCTACAAAGAAATATCCTTGACCTTTTGTTAAAGTGTCTAAGATTACACTTCCGTATACTGATTTACCATTAGAAAGACTCCAACAATATTCAGATATATCACTATGGACTTGAGCAATGTTAGTATCACTACCTTCTACTGCAACAGCTTTCCATTTAGGATTATTAGCTGTAACAAAATATTTCATAGTTTCAATAATAGGAGTAATCCTATTGATTTCAAAAGTAGGCATTCCTGATTCTTTAAGAGTATCTTTTTCTTCTTGAGTCAATTGCTCATTAAGGTAAAAATCATATCCTTTTTGGCTATTTGACTGCCATTTTGCTCTTTCTTCACCATTTGCAGTATTCCACATTTGATAAATGCGTTCAGCTTTTTTAGTTCTTGCCATTATTTCTTTTTCTTTTTCTTAGCAGCGGCAGCAGCAGCTTTGCCTGCTTTAGTATATGGATACTTTTTTTTCTTACCAGACTTACTTTTTACTATAGGCATATCTTCTCCTTCTATTATAATTGCAATGTTATGATACAAGCCAACCCTTTGCTTTGCGTTTTGGTCTAAACCATTCTCTAGTTTTTGGCATTCTCTTCATATTTGGAGGAAAAGAATGCAAAAGTGCATAGAATAATGTCTCAATTGTGTCATCATGAGCCATTCTTGCACCGAATGTAACAATTTCATGCTCTAAATCAAACATATTTTCTTTTAAATGTATATTACCTGTACTAAAACGACCAGAAAGCCCCGAATATATTTTATTTCTCTTTTCTCTACCACCAGGCTTCTCAGGGATTACACTAATATCAAATTTATTTTCTATTCTACGTCTTTCATTTAAAGATTGGAATACGCTTCTATTCATAGCTACATCTTCAACCGTAGATGACACGCAATGATATTTTTCATGCATATCCATTATATAATCAACGACTCCCTTTTTACCAATTATCTTATCGTCACCATCTCTACCTGCTAAAGTAGGAATAGACCTATGTCGTTCATATTCTAATACATATACTTCATTTTCAGGGGTAAGAGCTACTGCCATTATAACTGAGAAATCAGCAGTTTTAGTATTAATATCCGTTGCAGGGTCACAACCAACGAAGGTATTGACAGGAATTTTTTCTCCTTCAATAAAGATATAATTGTTTTCTTCTTCATGTTTATAATATCCTTTCCAATATTTTATGTATTTCCTTCCCCAAACTGCTTCGTCTTCATTTTGGACTTCAAGCTCATACTCTTGATAATATCCATTTATTCTTCCTGCTTCCTCATACTCCTTTTTCATCACATTTAATCTTTTTCTAGGAAAATATGAGTCCCACAATACACCTCCAGCCATTTCAGGCTGGCTTGACTTGTAACTAATTACATCCCAAGTATAGTCATCTTTGCTTTTTGCTTTAGCATAGCCATCTAATATATTTTGACATAAGCTATCAAAGTGCACAGGTGTTCCTGCAAATATTAATCTACCTGTATGTAAATCAAGGGCAGGTTTTACACCATTATATACAATATTCTTAATTTTCTCTCTTGCGTCTTGAGTAACAGTATTAGTTTCACTCTCTGTATCATCAAGTGCTACTATATCATAGCGTTTACCTAAGTAGTTTTCACCTCTTACACTAGATAGGTTAGAACGGCTTATCAGCTTAGCCCCGGTGCTAGTTACTATGTCTGTTTCTGTCCATTTATCTCCTGTAATATCTCCAAAGTAATATTTTATAATCTCATTGCTATTAAAGTGAGTTTTTATGTATTGAAGATTTAGTATAGATTTTCTATGGTTATCAGAAACCCAAGCTATAAACATTAGCTCATCAGGGTTTTTAAATAATATCTTTTGCATTAGATATGTTTTAAATAGCTGAGTTTTTCCACTACCTCTAGGCAATATAAGTGCTAAAGATTTTGTAGTGGTCTCTAATAATGCATC